ATATGATGATAGCCCATCTGCAACATTATTACAAGGGACATCTGGTGATGAAAATCCTTTTATATCAAGTTATTTACATCATTTTAAATTATCTACTCCTTTTGACATAACCACTTTAGATTATAATTGGAATGGTCCTTTCCCTAATGCTTCTTTTATAACAAAAGATCTTGTTGCTGGATCTACTAACCTAAATAAATTAATATCTCAAGGAACTAATTTAGGAGGCGCAGCTTGCCCTCTTGATTGTAGTGTTAGATGGGAAAAAATAGGAGATGGAAGACAAATAATTTATGCTGGAAAATCTATTAGCACAGGTTTTATAACTAATGGTTTTACAGATGTTTCACCTCTCCAGCCATTAATTGGTGAAATTGAAGGAGGTAATTTTGATGGTCAATCAAATGTAGATATTATAACTAATTCTGTTAGAGGTCAAAATTTTATACAAGAATATAATATTAATTCAAGGGAATTAAATGAATTAAAATTTCAAGGAACACATCAAATTTTTGAAAACGAATATCAATGTACAGTAGATGAAGATGAATTTAATGATACATTAAACATTACAGCTAGAAAAGTTAAATCAAGTGAATGTCAAGATTTAGCTGATTTTGCTACAGGTTCACTTTTTAAACCTTACGTTACAACTATAGGATTATATAATGAACATCAAGAATTACTAGTTGTAGCTAAATTAGCTCAACCAATACGTATGAGTAATGAAACAGATACTACCTTTGTATTAAGGTGGGATCAATAAAATAAAGTTATGAAATGGTTATATAAAGAAAAAGAAATTAATGAAATTTCTGATTTACCGAACAACGCCTTTGGTTTTGTTTATCAAACAACTCACTTACCTACAAATAAAAAATACATTGGTAAAAAATCGTTAATGTATAATTTAAAGAAAAAATTAGGTAAAAAAGAAAAACTACTTTGGGAAGGTAAAGGTAGACCTCCTGTTTATAAAAGAGTACTTAAAGAAAGCGATTGGAAAAATTATTATGGTTCACATAGTTTTATTAAAGAAGCAAACGAAAAAGATTTAAAAAGAGAAATTTTAGAAATTGCTTACCATAAAAAAGAATTGACTTATCTTGAATGTAAATATCAGTTCACGCTTGGTGTGCTTGAAAGTAGGTCTTACCTTAATGACAATATTCTCGGTAAATTTTTTGATAAAGATTTTGCTTAGGTGTTTATTTTTCATACAATAATAGTATGAAGGAAGATCTTTTAAAACAACTATTAGAATCTGTATTAGGTAGAAGTAAATCAGCTAGAGGAGGTGATGAAGCTGTATTTTATTGTCCTAGTTGTAATCATCATAAGAAAAAACTTACATTTAATTTATTATCACAAAAATTTCAATGTTGGGTTTGTGGTTATAAAGGCCATAGAGCTTACCAATTACTTAAAAAAGCTAAAGCTTCTACATCTCATTATTCAACTTTAAAAGAAATTGATAGTCAATATAATTTTAAACAACAAATAGTTAAAAAACAAGAATCAACCTTTAATTTACCTCAAGGTGTACAACCTTTAATTTCTTCATCTGCAGTATTATCAAGACATGCTTTACATTATTTAGATCAAAGAGGTATATCTCAACAAGATATAGTAAAATACAATATACATTACAGTGAACAAGGTGATTTAAAGAATATGGTAGTAATTCCATCATATGATGCAAATGGTATACTTAATTATTATGTCGGTAGATCATTCGATAAAAACGCGTATATTAAACATAAGTTAGCTCCCACGACGAAGGACATAGTTGGGTTTGAAATGTATATAAATTGGGATTTACCGTTAATTTTATGCGAAGGAGCATTTGATGCAATGACAATTAAACGAAATGCTATACCATTATTTGGGAAAAAGATTTCACCCTCATTAATGAAAAAAATCATTAAAAGTAATGTAGAAAAAATATATCTT